TTTGTTGTTTGCGTTAACGAACTTATATTTCCTTCTGCATTTGAAATCCTTGTCGCAAAGGAATCGGAAGTTTGTTGCAATGCACTTATATTACCTTCTGCATTTCCAATTCGTGACACTGTACTATCCAGTGTTTGTGATAGCGTGTTAAATTGGACAGCTGTCACCATATCCTCAGGGGCGGGGCTCCAATCAGTTGCCTTATTGCCTTTTTCAATCTTCACATATGCCATATAAAAAGTTGAAGCACTTGAATTAAAGAATCCTATTGTATTTGAATTTGTAGGCTTTATTGTAACTGTAAATAATTTCCATTCGGTCGTCACATCACAAGATAACCAAGATGTATTTGAATTTTGTATTTTAACGGTTGTTTCCTCATCAGCTTTCATTAACAGGGAAACAGTATATTCTTCGCCATATGTTATTTTTGAACCAACATTCTGTGTTACCCCTGATGCTGCTGACGTACCAGTTGTTACAACCTTTAAAACATGGCCATAGTCTGCACTGTCTAATACTGATAATGTTGCATTTTCATTAGGTTTCCAATTGCTATATCCATTAGAAAAATCACTATTTAAAAATAAGTTCCTCCCGCCAACCTGTAAGTTATCGAGATTTGTTTGTACAGCTGAAATATTGCTCGTCAGGCTGTTTGCCGTCGCTGTTAGTGCCGTCTGCGTCGCATATTTTGCGTCTGCATCCGTTTTTGTAATACGTGCAGCAATTTGGTCAGCCTGCGCAGTCAAAGTTGCTTCTGCCGTGCTAACCCTACCCGTTAGCGTGTCAACGGTCGATTTATCGGCTTTAAGCTGTATTGCATTGGTGTTTTGCTGAATAGCCGTTTCTGCGCTGTCTACGCGCCCTGTTAACGTGTTGACCGTGGTCGTGGTAGCGTAACCCTCGAGCGCATCATCAATCTCCGTTTTTGTATAAACGCTGGATGCATCCGCTTTTTTCTGTGCTTCTGCCATTGCATCCTGGGCTTTTGTCCACGCATTGCTGGATTGTGTAGCCGCATTGGATGCTGTTTGACTCGCGTTGTTCGCTGTATCCACAGCACTGTTTGCTGTTGATAAAGCATCTTGCGCATTATCAAAAGCCGTCTGTGCTTGATTGATAGCCGTCTGTGCATCTTCCGCCGCTTGGTTCGCAGTATCCACGGCGCTTTGCACCTGTGCTTTGGCATCATCTGCGTCCGCTTGTGCGTTATTCGCCGCTTGAGTGGCCGCATCAGCCGCCGCTTGTGCCGATTGGGCCACTTGGGTCGCCTGTTCCGCCGTTTGTTGCGCCTGTTCGCCTACTTGTTGCGCATTGGCCGCCGTTTGATTGGCTTCATCAATTGCTTCTTGGACGGCGACATTATCCACGTCGTCTACCCATTGCGTGCCGTCCCAATGCCGGATAGCCGTTACTTCACCGTTTGCATCGGTGACAAACCAAATATCACCGGATTGTGGACTGGTTGGCGTTGTTGCACCATAATATGCTTTGTTTTTGCCATTGGCAGTCGTAATTGCTATCTGTGCTGCTTGTGCTGCATCTGCAGCTGTAGCTGCCGCTTGTACTGCCGTTTGTGACGCAGTTTCAGCAGTTGCTTGAGCCTGTCCAGCTGTCTGTGCTGCACCATTTGCCGTTTCTTGGGCAGTAGTTGCTGTTTGCTCTGCTCCTTTCGCAATCTTAGTTGAGTTTGTGAAAGAAATATCTACACTGCCCATTATGGTCATGGGGTATCACCTCTTTTATGTTCATTGATCCTAAACAATTGATTTGTCCTTTGGCTATCTTCTAAATCTTCATTCCCCCAGGCGAAACCTTGTATTAGCCATTTCTTTCCATCCGAGTCGTAGTAATAACTGATTGCTTCTGGTTCGTTATACTTACCTATTTGATTAATTGTGCCTTTGTCAAATGTATAAACAATCCGGTAAACTAATGACTTTGATCGTATATCAAAACAATACAAACAACGTTGGTCGCTACCGTCTCCATTGCCACTTGTAAAATAGACGTAAGGAAAGTCTAGGCACGCACTTTGATAAGTTTGATCTGTTCCAAAATAATTCACATCAGTTCCTCGGGCAGTGTATAATGGTTTAAATTGTTTGTTCTCCACATCAGTTTTTTTACAAACATAAAATGTTGGATTAGTAGTTCCATAAACAAAAAGGACGTACCCATTTCGTACGTCTAAATTCGTTCTATAACCGCCATTTGTACTTAGTAGATTTACAATGCTGCTATCTCCCCAATCCAAAACCTTATTAGCCTGATAAGGAAATTTAACAACATGCCATTGATTATTAGCAACATCAAGATAATAAGACCAAATCCACATCTTGCCGTTAATATACTCAATACCAAATTGGGCACCATGTCCACCACGAATAACCCACATACGGTCTTTAATGGCTCCGGTTAAATCAGTGCGAGTAAGTACATAACTTTGTATATTAGCCGATCCATCACCACTATGGCGTTTATTACCATAATATCTTTGCGACCAATAAATATCACTTCTTGGATAATCTACCTGAGCATACTGAGCAACACTGTTAGTAAAGTCGTCCCAGCCACTAGGCGGATCCATTTGCAAGGTAGCGAAGTATTCCGCATCTTCTTCTGTTGCAAATAAAATTGAATCACTTAATCCATCATCAACCTGGCAACGAATTGTGCTTCCCGACACTTCGGGACCTACTGTGATTACATTTCCGATTCCTACATGTCTATCTTCCCAATCTGTATCATGGCTTCCATCCGAATTTATTTTTTGCCAAATAAACTTATCATTATCTATTTTCGACGTGATTTCATCAGCCCCTTGATAAACCCTAATAATGATTCTTTTTTCTGTATCATCAGCAAAATCCGTCCCATCTGGAGTAAAGTACTCCACTTTATATGCTTTGGCCTTTTGTGATTCTTGGTATGCCTGTGCAGCCTTAGCTTGTAGTTTCCAAATATCCTCTGGGGTAACTACTTGCACCTCAACAAATTCCCCTAGGATTACTTTATTGTTTTCTGGATTTGCCTCAGATTCATCCAGTTGAATGACCCTGGCATCCAAAGTTAATTCTGGACTCATTGAAAAATCAATAACCTGTACACGATCGCCAAGATTCGGCTTGTAGCCTAAATGTGCAACATCAACTGTATAAGTATATTTAGGATGATTGTATTTGGCCAGTTGCTGTTTACCCCAATCTAATAAACCACTAGGGTTAGCAATACTGTCATTTACAATGTATCCTTCTAAGTATTGATTACCATTGTTATAGAGATCATTTGCTTCATCATCTACAATATACTCCCGGCCATTATTCACACTTGCTATTGAGACTATCTCGCCTTTACTATTTGTACCTCCGTAGACATATAGCTTAGTATACATCTGCGAGTCGTCACCGGTTCTGGTCACTCCTAATAAATCGTGAGAATACTCAAATCTGCGCCCCTCTGATTCTCCTAATTCTTCTACTATGTCAATTAATTTTCGAACAATTTTTCCGTTATAAACCTCTACATAGGCCCTAATTTCAACACCAAATTGGCTAGTGAATTGATCTAACCAATACATAGCATTATTGCCATCAGATATCTCAAGCGACTTAAACCCGCCGAAGAAATCATTCTCACCTATTTCCCATCCTGATCTTTGAAGAATATATTCAAATGCATCTTGGCTATTTGCAGCTTTAAATGTTTTTGGTTGTACGTATATGTGCGTTAAATCCCAAGCCAGTAAATTGATTGCTTGAACTGTTTTTGTATGTGTTGAGCCACCAGCTTCATCTGTTGGACTAAAAATTCTATAACAATAAAAACGGCCATCCCCTCCCTGCTTAAGGAGGTGATAGCCATTTGTCATGTAGGCTGTCTCCCGATAACCATATGGGACTGATATTTGTAAGGTATCGCTCCAAATTTTACCTTGATCATCCGCAATTTTGGTTGATCGTATATCATTGTAAAACTTACATCCTTTCCCATCTAGGTCAAGCACTCCACAAACATTTAAATCCGGATCTAATATTGTATACATTGACTATCACCTCCTAATAAAAAAAGATCCTTTTTAGGATCTGTAAAAGTAATTTATTCAGCATATTTCCAAGTGTATCCTCCCGCTGTTTTTCTTTTACCATGACAGCTAGGCAGGAAGGTGGGTGCCTTCTTTTCGGGAGCGACCCTAGCCTATAATTGATTATAACATTAAATTTCTAATTACTTGTACTTCTATATTCATAATACCAGTCTGCATCACTTAGATCGGGTTCGAAGGAAAATACCTTTTCAACACCACCTTGTAATGTTGGAAAATTACTTCCGATATAAAGCTTATCCATAAAAATAGCGCCGTTTTTATATACGGTGCGATCTTCACAATTGATTTTTATTTCATCACCTTTATTGGCAATGGTTGTGGGAGAAGTGCTAGACCCATTTCCTCCGTCGATAATTTTCCATACTTTAACATCACTAAGACCCATCCCATTATTTGTATAATGCTTGACTGGATTAGCAGCATCTTCTTTAATGTCCATTTTGGCAGTATAAAAAGCAATTCCAGCTAACTGTTTTGCATATTTACCGCTAGAATCAGTGTAGGTGTATACCAAAGGTTTATTCCAAGCAGGGTTTGAATTATCATCAAATTTCATGATTTCAACACGATATTTATTACCTATTTTTTTTAATTCAATGTAGCCATAAAAATTAGTAAAAGTATTAGTTGATGTATCTTCATCAAGTTTGACCGTCTTCCACTGCTGCACTGTTTTTGTCTTTCCCTTTTCAGTGACTTTCTTTGTTCCCGCTCCAAGCTTAACTGTCTTGGTTTTCTTTTTCCCCTTTTTGATGTTTCCTTTACCATAATAAATATTTTTATAATTCTTTGATGTGCCCAGTTGTACTTGTACATATACTTCTTCGCTGCTTCCATTATCTTTCAGCATAATTTTTCCAAATCTTGTCCCGTTTGAGTCCAACAAATATACTTCACATTTTCCGCGAGCTCTAGCATAATATTGACGATTCCACATGCGGACTCTAATTCGAAAATCATCATATCCATTAGGGAGCCATTGTAATCTAACAGGACCGTGCCATTTTTTATCGTTTGTGGCAGGNCCGAAATCAGCATAACCATCACTCGTTTTCCCTACTTTTATCGAATTTGCTGTACTTCTCATGGTTCCGGATGGAATACCATTTTCCAATTCAAAAGTAATGTTAGATGAATCAATAGCAGTCCAATTCGCTAATGTATTACAAGTGTCGTGGAAAACTAAGGGCTCCTTATCTATTGGGGCGTCACCAGTATCAGGATCAACATCAGCTCCTAAGTAGACATAATTTCCATCCTCATCAGTAATCGCAATTTTGGTTACATCTTTTTTGGGCATGCACGTAAAAATAGGATAGCAGTTAGCTGTCCCGTCCGGCGTGATCATTATAGGGTTTTCTGTCATGTCGTGCTGTTGGTATTCGCCATAGCCTTTCGGGTCACTACAGGAAAAGGTAAGCGTGCATTTTGTCCAACATGAAGCCTGGTCAATCCGTTCTGGTTTCGTTATGCTGCTAAAATGGCCATAATATTCCCATTCTGATTCATCGCTGTAAACCATAGGATATTCATCGTCGCCAAGCATAATAAAAGCGGTCGATAAATCGTGAAATTTTTTGCTCGCTTCCTCATTGGAATCAGCCGGGATAGTAATATCAATTTCATCCACGCGCTGGCCATAAGAGTTTCCGAGAAATATTTTTCCAACCATGCCGGGGACGTCCTGGACATTTTCTGTAATCTCGGGCCCGATAGATTTCCTGATGTCATTTACAATAATGCCGAGATCATTTTTACTATCTAAGCCGCCGAAATTAAACGTTCGTTCAACCAATGGACATCACCCCCTTAAATACATTTCTTATATTTGCCTCCTGATTGCTATATTTTTTGTTATTGTCATATAGCTTTTTACCATCGAGGTAAACATTCGGATCAATGTTTGCTACAAGATTTATTAATTGTTTTAGCAGGTTGTTTGTATCGGTCATATCAACCGTTCCCGATCCGCTTCCACCTGCGGAAGGCCCGGAAGAACCGTTCCCGCCAAGGATGGCCAATGCCTGCATCATGAGCTGAATTGCCCGGGTTTTATTTGTTAGCGGGATAACCATTTCAGCCTTGTTTCCCTCGCCGATTTTGGCGATCTGTTCGGTTGTCACAAGACCACCATTTGCATATCCGTGCCCTTTGCCAAGTGCGCTTAATGTTTTTCCATAACGGTGTTTGGCGTAGTTAAGGGCCGCCAGCAGGTTATCAAATCCGTTAAAAATGTTCCCGTGGCCTGGAAATTTATAGGCGTTAAAAGTTGCTGAGATTGTCTGCATCAAGCCCTTTGCAAGGTCCCCGGTAATAGTGTTTATATCTGTATATCCATGTTGGACAGCAAATGGATTGCCACCAGATTCCGTTGCAATTTGGCGCAAAACCTTGTTAACCATTGCTTTGCTCGTAGACAGACCATTCATGGCCAGCGCGCGGATGACATATGGCCGCCAACGCTGGACACCAGACCCGGACGGGTTTGCCGTCGAACCAAACATTTTTTTGATCCAGCTTGCCGCATTTTTTATAATCATTTTGGCGGATCCGCTGGCTATGTCTCTCATAGCACCGGCCAAATTTGCGATTGAATTGCCAGCATATTTTTCAACAACCGTGTTTAATAACTTAGTAGGATGACTTACATATTTCCAAATGTTATCTCCAATATTTTTAAGTTTGCCCCATCCTCCGGCAATTTTGTCTTTAAGCCATCCAATCCCAGATGCATATTTTGGGATACCTGCCAGAGTCATTATTTTTTTGGTATTATCGCCGTCTACTACCTGTGTGCCTTTTGGCGCAAACATCATGGTCGGGCGATCAGGCGAAAGGAACGTCTTTCCGTTTGGAAATTGGATTAATTCTTTCCGGTGCGCTCCGTTACCATCCCCGACAATCATTGGACCGTCCTGCGGGTGCCCACCGGTGCCTTTTGCATACTGTGGCACGTGCCAATGCTTTATCAGATGTTTAGCGCCAACCCTTTTTAAAACCCAGTTTACCCCTTTAATTACACCATTTACCGGCTTGCCGATTGCTCTAAGTAGTGAGTTTCCGACATGTTTGCCGGCATTTGCTATTGTTCTGGCGCCATTTTTTATGCCGCTGGCAATTTTATGCGGTAAAGATTTAAAAGTGCTGACAACTTTCGAGCTAAAAGATTTTACTTTTGAAAACATATTACCAAGTCTACCGCCGGTCAATTTATTTAAAGNGCTAAACCCGCTTTTATAATAGTTTTTCGCAGTATTAAGCGCGCTTTTTGTTGTTCTCTTGATGTCTCCACCGAGTTTTGACCACTTACCGGATACCAAATGTCTGAAGGTTTGAGTAGCGTTTTCCAATGTTTTATGGCCACTATGATAAGTCTTTTTCAGCCCGTTAAACATAGATCTAGCTGCGCCGTTTGTATGTTTGTTAAGCCAGCTGTGTTTGTTGGACACCTGATTAGCCATGCTTCCGGCTAATTTTACTGCGGTATTTTTCATATTACTAAATTTTGACTTAACGCCGGAAACCATACCGGAAACGTGCGATTTTACCGAGTTTGCCATTTCCTTTGCTTTTTGCTTGATTCCATTTACAAAATCACGGAATTTTTTCGAGTGCTTATATAGTGAAACTAAACCGATGGCAAGGGTGGCAACGGCTGTAATCACAAGACCTATCGGGTTGGCTTTCATCGCAAGGTTCAAAAGCCTTTGTGCGACGGCCCACGCTTTTGCAGCTCCCGCGGCTACTTTTTGAGCTGCTGCGACAGCGAGGATTTTCAACCTCTGCGCCGCCCATATCGCACTTGTTTTTCCAAAATTAAATGCCGCTTTAGTCATTGTTCCAATCCATCTTCCGGACACTCTCGCAGCCGTTCCGATTCCTTGTATGGCTTTCTTAGTACCAGACACGGCAATTTTACCAGTCCAAACGAACGCTTTACCGGTTTTCTTCCCTGCTATTTGTAAAGCGGACAATGATTTTTTCACGCCGCTCCATAACAGACTAGCTGACCATTTGAAAAACTTTCCCGTAGCCTTACCAGCTTTGCCAATAGCTGATAATGCGGTTTTTACCTTACCCCATGCAAGTGATGCTTGCAATTTTATGGCATTTTTTATGCCCAAACCGCCAAACATTTTAGACATTATATTGCCTGTTTTGCTAATTACACCACGTAATTTGCTATAACCATTGACCATTTTTGAAATGGTATTTGCTGCCATACCGCCGATTTTCACTGTCGGTCCGAGAGCAGCAGCAAAACCAGCTATTTCTAAAACTGTGCGTCTGGTAGATGGCGAAAGATTTTCAAACTTATCTGTTACTTTATTAATTGCATCTGAAACTTTTGGTAACATCTTAGTACCAAAGTTAAGAAGATCATCTCCAACTGGCTTTAAATCTGTCTGGAATTTACGCCATGCTTTATTGAATTTACCTACAGGAGTATCGTTCATACTTTTTGCTGCTTTTTTTGCAGCTCCAGAAACGTTATCATATGCTTTGTTAGTATTATTCAGCGATTCAATAACCTTCATGGCGTTGTCTTCGCCAAGACTAGACCAAACAGTGGATGCTATCGACAATTTTTTATGCTCATTCCGCATATTTTTAAGGTCATTGATCGCCGAGCCAAAAACATCTTTAACCGTTGCTTTTCCAGATTTATATTTGTCGAATAATTCTTGTGTTCTCTTTGAAAAACTGCCGATATTTTCCTGGAATCTTCCGTCGTTTAAGCTTATTCCAAATTCCTTTACAAAGTCATTTACTTTATCAAAATTATATGCTCCAGATTTTAAACCATTTTCAAGAATACTAAACATGTCTTTTGCGCTGAATCCAGCCTGTGCCCATAATTGGCCATACTCCGAAATATTATCTTCCAGCTCGCCAGACTTGTTCAGTCCTCGTTGGGCACCGGTAACCATATAGTCAAATGCTTCATCGGCTGACATACCAAAGTTTGTCATTAAACTATTAACGCCCCGAAGGGATTCATCTAAATCCGCGCCGGTAATTTTAGACAATGTCAAAGCTTTTTCTGTGACGCTTTTTAATTGTTTATCACTAATACCATTTAAATTTTGCTTAATCTTGATGACAGCTTCACCGACTTGTTCGGTGCTTTCTCCGAATCCATCTGCCCAAACTTGACCAACTATTTTGCCCTGCTTTTTGGCCTCTTTTCCTGTTACGCCTGTCATGGCCTGAATTTTACCTGATACATTGGACAGTTCGCTACTTATTTTGGTCCCCAAAGTCGATAACGCCGCTATCGGCAAGGTAAAAGCCTTTGATAGCTTATCCCCCCATTGGTTTGCCTTTTCGGCACTTTCCGACATTTTACCGCTTATATCAGATAATTTTTGTCTTAATTTAATAGTATAGTCTGACACATTTCCAATCGATCTTTCTAATTTTTGATAGCGTTCGATCGCTACTGCTTGGGATGCCTCTAGTTTTTGGATGGCTAGGCGTTGATCTGCTGTGGCCGAATCGTCCTTGCCTTTAGTCCGGATAAGTTCAGCCAGTTTTGCTTTTTCCTTGTCGATCAGTTGGTTTCGTTTATCAATAACAGTTTTAAGACCGTTGTATTCCTCTTTGTTAGCGGCCAATGACCGGCCCATGGCTTTGTTTTTCTGGACAAGTGCCTGCGTACTTTGTTCAACCCGTGAGATTTCTTCCCGCAGATCATTCATGCCGGATTTTTCATCAGCCAGGGCGCGCTCTGTTTGGCTTAATTGCTTACGATAAAGTGCTTGTTTTTGTATATTATCATTTATTTTTTTCGCTAAGTTTTGGGCCGCTTTTGAATTTTCGGTGCCAGCTTCTACATGTTTTTTGTAACTTGCTGTAAGGTGTTCGTTCTCTTTTTCGAGTAAAGCAATAGTACTTTTTAAGTCTTTATAATTATTTTCTAATTTACCGAGATTGTCACCTACAGCATCATAAACTTTTAGGTTTGCCCTCATGGTGCTCAATTGAGTTTTAAGGGACCTTTGTATATTTGCCAGTGTGTCCGTAAATTTGGATCCATCCAAGCCGAGTTTAATAACCATGCTGCCCAATGGCTTACCAGTTTGCGGCATATTTTAACCTCCTTTCTTAGATACTATCGAAGAAATCTTCTGCGGACATGACTTTTCGAGGTGTAGAAGATAACATTTCTAAAGCACCAAAATAATCCGATTCGTCAATGTCATGGAAAGAATATCCCGCTTCCATCATTTTTTGATAGAGTTCTTTCATGTTTTCATAGGCTTCTTCCGGCGTTACTTTTTTCCCGTGCCATCATCTTTCCCGACTCCCATTACTTGCTCGAGAACATCGGTTAGAATGTTCATTCCGCTTTCCGCCGGTAGATTGTCCAGGATGTAATCTGGTGTAAGGTCTTTGTCTTCAAACAGATCAACAACGAAATTAAGCAATGCATCAAATGTTTCTAGTTCGTTCATTCCCTGTATATCTACTTGCAATTTCATTGCTTCACGAGTTTTTCGGAAACTAACAAAATCTTTTTTAAAGACCTGTGTTCTTCCTGTTTCCTGATCAGTGATTTCTAAGCGTACTCCCATTTTTCATCCCTCGTTTCATCGTTTTAGAAAAAAGGCTGGGTTNCCCCAGCCATATAATCAGCCAGCAGCTGGTGCGGTAGCAGCCGGCATAATAAATTCTTCAAAATCAGCTTGTGTGGTCCCATCTGCTTCTTTTGCTTTCGCATAAATGTAACCATCTTTCCTAGAAATACACTGCATGGTAACTTTGTCTTCTGACAGTTGGGAACCGTTGTTATCCGACGTTTTAATATCTTCACCGTCAAATGTGAATTTGCCTTTTAACAGGCCAAGATAAAGGCCTTTTCCTTGTTTATCCTTAGAAATAAGCTCCAGAACGCAATAAGGCGGTGTTGTATTTACGCCAACTTTCGTAATTTTCGTCGTAGAATCCTGTTCGCGTCCCAAAATTTTGTTTACCGCTTCCGTTCCCAGATCATCCAGATCAGCCACGGTCAATTCGCATTTAACTTCACTTGTTCCTTTAGCACTGACGTAAAAAGGCACGTTAGATGCATAAACCACGTTCATATTTGGTGCTAAACCGGAAATATTGGCCTCGATTGTACCGCCAGCTGATCTATCAATTGTAAATGTGTCTGTTACTTTTTCATTGTCATCAAGAATGCTAATTTTAGCCGCATCAAAACCTACTACTGCCATTCTTTTACACTCTCCTTTTTTAATAAAAAGAGCCCGCAGCGCGGACTCAATTTTATTTGTATGTTATTTTTCGAAACCTCCATGTTGTAACAAGCAGGTCAATGGTCGGATCTTTTACCACTCCAAAACTCCAATATTCATACCATCCGGCAGGCTCCATAATATTTGCCAGAATATCATCAAATTCGTTTAGATTTTCATCATCATACGACGTCCATATTTGCAACTGTACGGCGTTTTGTTTGCTAATTGGCCTATTGCTCGCAAAATCATACGGAACGCCTGATATAGGCGTAAGCAAAGCCACAGGGGCACTTTCGACTGTTTGAAATTCTTCTGGGATTAACAGAGCAAAACATTTTTCTGGCGGAATGATGGCAGAAAACTTTTCATCAGCTAACAATAGGTCACGGACCTCTGTTGTTGGCAGTGTCACAGCCCGAACGCCTTCTTTATTTTTTTTGCCATCAAGTCAAAAGCGGCATCTTTCGTTTCCTGCGTCGTCCGCTCGATAAAATGTTGCCCTTCTATGCCTGCGCCCCAGTGACGTTTTCCAGACTTATCTACCATACCCCCTGTTCGCATTGTCCCCGTTTCAACAAAATGAACACGCCAATAGGTATCATGGCCATATCCCACAGTTGCTGTACCGTCCCGCCCGACAGATACATGCACATCGTCCTTCATGTGCTTAAATTTCTTGTGTTCCTGGCCATTTTCGTTTTCAAGCTTGAATTGTTCATTCCAGCTGCGGTACTTGCTTTCGTCCTCATATGGCGTGTTTTCTTCCAGCCTCTCAGCGACGTATTTCGCGGCAGTCCTGACGGCTTCCCGATTTACCTTGTCGCTTTTCCGGGCCATGTTTTTCAGGACCTCATCCACGCCGCCCGTATCGACTTCCACGCTCATTACGTCACCGCCTTCGCAATTATATTGGTAAATTCTTTGTCATATTCGCCGGGTACGATGTTGATAATGTTATATAGCTTGTTTTTATAAGATATTTGGAGCTTGTTGGTAATCTCATAACCCTGTAAATACCGGATAACAAAAGTGACTGTATCTTCCAGGACTGTACCAACTGTAGACTGCATATCTTTCAGATTTTGTGTGTCCAAACTCGCCCAGCAACTGTATACTGGAACAGGCTTTGAGCTTGGTATTCCGTTTGCGTTCGGTACAGACGACTTCTTCACAAATGTAATGCGGTCATTCAGCTGCCCCGTTGTCCTGTAAGACATAATAATCACCTTTCAGCGCCAGAATTAAGGAAGTGACCCCAAATGGTACTTCCTGTAATGTTTTTTCGCTTGTTGCCGATCGTGTTTTGTAATAGTGATCGGTCAACATTAAAACAGCTAAGTTAAATCTGGAATTGTTGTCGTAAAACCCCTCAACATCATCCCCAATAGCCCCTTTAATATAATCAGACGCCGCGGAATAGAGCGCTTTAAGCAGCTCATCGTCGGCGTCTGTATCAATTCTTAGGGCCTGTTTGATATTTGAAATATCAACATCAGCCATTATTCATCAGCTCGCAGTCGTTCCGGATGTCGATCCAGATTGATCAGCAATTCCTGCAAACGACGCTACAACCATTGCTTCTGTATCCCACAATTGGACATCGAAACGGTCAATTGCACGGATTTTTGTCGTATCCGTTTCAAATGCGCCAGCACCAACGTTTGTAGACATCAGCGAAAGCTTTTCACGGTCAAATAGTTTTACGGTTTCCGCCATGTCGCCGATATACAGCGGGTAAGTCGGAGTAGAGGCTGTTCCACCGTTTGGCAGCCAACGGTCAGAAATGACAACCAATTCTTTACCAAGCAAGGACGGGACTTGCTTTAATGTTTGCCCGGTCGTTGACATTGGAGTAAAGGAATCAGCAACAACCATTGGTTGTAACAAATAGCGGCCATCAGAATCTTTAACCTTATCCAGCACGTTAAATCCGGATTGGTTAGTGTAAAACCTTGTAGTAGCATGCAAAGCCGGATCCAATTGAGTATTAAAAATGTCCTTGATACCGTCAATATCCTTGATGGTTTTCTTTTGGGTACTCGGCAGTTTCGCAAGTTCTGCCAAAATAGCATTATTGCGCGTTACAACTTGCTTTTTAGCCAGCCATTGTTCGATGTAAGCCACAATCTGTTCCGCTGTATCTTTCAGCAGTGTATTCGACAGCGTGGAAATGCCGGCATAGCGTTTAATCATATATTTGATAAGCGTGAAATTCGGATCATCATTGTTTCCGATTGTGCCAAATTCGTCATCAATATTTGCAAACGGCGTGACATCCGTCCACTTTTCCAGTACACGGGACCCGCTCAGCGTAGAAACAGGGATGACCTCGACATATTGTTCAAGCGAATTATATTGACGTTTCAAAGCGTTAATATTAGTTTGAATGTCTTGCGGAATTGTAAGACCGGCGCCATTCCCATCTGCATCAAGATCGGAGCCGAGCGCATTTTTCGGCTGGAATTTACCAAGCATCAAGTCCTTAAAGTCTTTTGCAAATTCTTTTACCATGTTTTCCGGCATAGGTTGACGGTTAATTTTCGGTTCGGATGCCGGCTCAAGGTTTTTTGCGTTTGCTTCAGCTTCATCTAGTTGCTGTTTCGCAAGATCGCGTTTTGCCTTCGCTGTTTCCAGCTTGTTTTTTAGATCGTTAATAGCATCGACTGTGATGCTATCATCCAAAAGAGCAGTTTGAATTTGATTTTGAATATCGGAAACTTTTTGTCCGGCTTCAATCCAGGCATTTCTTAATTGTTCAATGTTCATGTTATCATTCTCCTTTTAATACTTTTAGTTTTTTGGCAAGCAATTTGTTTTCTGATCGCTTTTCTGCATCCGTGGAAGACTCCACAAGCGCCTTAGGAACGTTTTTATATCTCCCGGCCCATTCCCGGGAAATGGATGCCACTGCCTGATTTGCGTTTAAAACTTGATCACACAGGCCATATTCAAACGCCTCCTGCGCAGACATCCATGTTTCTGCGTCCATTAACTGCGTGATCGTCTCTAAATCAAGCTTGTCGCCGGCTTTTTCCAGATATGTTTGCTTAATGCTGTCGGCGATATGGTCCAGGTTATCTGCCTGTTTCCTAAAATCAGATGCATTTCCATAGGCAAAAGACCATGGATTATGAACCATCAGCATGGCGTTAGACGGCATATAAATAGCGTCACCGCTCATTGCAATCACGCTTGCAATCGACGCCGCGACACCATCCACATAGCAATTTACCTGTGCTTTATGCTGCTTAAGCATGTTTCCAATGGCGATGCCGTCAAACACATCCCCGCCCGGGCTGTTAATGTGCAAATTAATGGTCGTCACATCTCCGAGCGCATCCAAATCGCGTTTAAAAGCGCTGGCCGACGTATCGGACGCATCGGATTCCCATCCACTTGTTGTTATTTCACCAAAGATAAAAACATCCGCGCTATTTTCTCCGGATACTTGCATTTTCCAAAATTTATTTAGCTGTTTTGCTTTCGGCATTTGATCCACCTCCTTTCCGTTCAGATCCTGGTGTATCTATGGTGTATAAATCCCCAGAAACCCATAGTTTGTTAGCGTTAGGGTCATTATCAGGCGGCAAATCCTCTAAAATTCGGACATCATTCGGGGTTAAAAATCCGCTTCGAATGCCGATTTGATAAAATGCGCCCCGCGTTTGCGTATCTCCCCTTAGCAAAGCATTCATGTTAAACTTGAAATGGTAGCCTTTTTTTCGTTGTGCTTCAGTCAATAATTTTTTGTTAAATTCTTCCTCATATTGCCGGATAGTTGCCGCTAAATTGCCGGTAACAAATTCCAAATTCAATTGTTCAAGTGAATTATATGAGCCATTCGAATTGCCCAGAAAGTGCTCCGGTATGTTGTAAACCATGGCGACCTTTGACCGCGTGACCTGGTCAACGTCAAGAAGTTTAGAGTCAACAAGATCGCGTTCAATTCTGCTGATTGTCACGCCGTTTTCTTCGAATAGTACGCCGCCATTGTCTTTATAAAACTGTGCGATTCGCTTTACAATTTCTTTTTGCTGCTCCTCGTCCATATTGGTGTCATAATGGACAATAAACCCTTCATTTGTTCCGACTAATTGATCAAGTGAAATTTTTTTCACTTGTAAATCATAATCAATTGTATTTTTTAACAATTGCATCGGATTTACGCCTTTTACAGACCCAAAACGAGGAAATTTAAGATGCAACATCTGCGTATAGTGCATATACATCGTTTCTTTTACCATACCGTTATCAATCGCCGATACGGCATAATAAAGTTCGCCTGTCTTCACGTCAAATAAAGGCTGGCAGGCTTCCGGTTTAACCAGCGCCAAATCAACAATATTTCCGTTAATATCCCGGAAAATTTGCACATACACATTTCCTTTTAGGTTCCTAAGTGCCTCGATGTCGCGTCTAAAATCAAATCCGGTAAAATATCTAGGCCCATTCACTAGCAAATTATATGCCGGCACGTCTGTGGGCTCATTATAGGACCCATCATACAATTTTAATGGCATGCTAGCAAATGTATTGGAAACCCTGCTGATCGCGCTGAAAATCGACTCTGAAAGCTCTCCGACGTTATTAAACAAATCGGATGATGAAAGATCATTGATTGAGTAAAAATTTGATTGTACGGATACAAGGTTTTTGAAAAACCGTTTTATCCGATCTTTTAGTTTCGTTTCCATCACCCCCTTACAGCTTTTTGAGATCGCTAACGCTGAAGAATGAAACCTTCGCAGGTCCTGCCGGCTTAATCAGCATTGGAATAGCAAACGTGTGGGCGTTCAAAGTGGCCGCAAAACCATCAATTTTTCGGTTTTTCGACTGCTTTGTAGGGATCCAGTTTTTATTCCTGTCCTCTACAAGCCGCACATTATTCAAGTACCATCTATAAATCTTGCTATTGTTGAAAATAACTTTACCATCAAGCATTAATTCCTTGAAGTTTTGCAATGGCCCGCCGAGTGTGGTAAAGCCCTGGATAACTTTTTCGGTATCAAAACCGTAATCTTCTAGGGCCTTGTTTAAAAATAAGGCCTTCGCCTTGTCATATCCGATTTTTTTAATCTTATAGATTTGAGATTTCTCGACAAACCAATCAAATACATATTCATATTTCACGTAATCACCTGGCACAATGGTCAAATCTCCGGCTGTCTCCCATTCTCTCAATCGCGGCTGGTTGTTGTCGCGATCATATCGGGCTTGCGGTATCCAGCTATGATGCATAATAAATATGCTGCCGTCATCCAATGGAAATTCAAGCACAGCCGCTGTGAAGTCTTCCGTTTCTGATAAGTCGTATCCGCCAAAGCAGACTCGGCCTTTCAATGTATCGACATCAATCACGCGGTTGTTCTTATTTATCGTAGCAACATCAACAAATGACAGCTCGTCAACATCGCTAAAGATGTTAAATTGTTTTGTCATCCAGTCGGCCTTTTCTTGTGGGCTTTTCCTGTCCTTTTTCCAGTCGGAAACGAGGTTCACAAAGTCCATCAATCCAATGTTCGGGTTTGCCTTGATCCAAAGTTCCGGGTGATCAGCTTCTTCCGGCTTGTCCAATTTGGCGATAAAGTAAAATGTCCTTTCGTCCAAATTTTCATCCAAGCTTTCTAAACATTCATGCGCTGAATCGTAATAGCTCATCAATGGGCCATCTAGTACATATCCGGCCGTTGTGATGTATATGATTAATGGCTGTTTACGGGAGCCCCTTGATTTCTTAATAACGTTGATCAGCTTAAAATCCTTAAACTCGTGTATTTCATCAAATATGCCTAAGTGCGTATTCAATCCGTCAAGACGTTTACTGTCGGATGCCCTGGCTTCAATCTTAGAATATGTCTTGTCATATTTGATTACAGACCGCTGCGGCTTGTATCGCTTGGACAAATAAGGNGATTCTTCAACCATCGCTTTTGCTTCGTCAAATAGTTCATGCGCCTGCTGCTCGGCGTTTGCCAAAACATAAATACGGGCACCATTTTCGCCATCAAACCCCAGCATATAATTCGATAAACCGGAAATAAGCGTTGTTTTCCCGTTTTTCCGGCCAACAAATACCAGACCTTCACGAAAACGACGAATGCCGGTATTTTTATGCACCCATCCGAACAGATTGCCGATGACAAAATGTTGCCATGGCTGAAGAACCAACCGATCAAAGTCACCTTTTGACGGTTTACATTTCTGCTCGATAAATCGAATCGGGCGATGCGCCTTTTCCTCATCAAAGACCCACGGAAAATCATCCGTTCCCTGGCGCTCCAAATCTCGCAGATGCCGCTTTGCCGCCAGAATATTCTCTTTGCTAGCTGGAATTGATCCGTCGACAAGCCTTTCTGCGTACCATGTGGTTAAAAGTTCCGGATAGGGTTGTTCGAGAATTCCTCCCCAGCTTTTTTGTTCTGCAAGATAGCCTTCCCACCATTCTTCAAGCTCGGAATAGTTCATTTCCAGCAAAGGCTTAGAAATCGTCGTCGTCATCTTCCTCATCTTTGCTTAGATTAATGGCTAATCTTGCTCTTGAAGCCGGGGAAAGCCCTAAATCAGATCCGAAAGATCGCATTTGCATTGCTGCATCTTTCATGCGCAAAATAAAAGGGTTTGGCCTGTCGCCAACCCATAGCCCGTTCTCTTTAATTTGTTTTTTAAACGTTAAATATTGTGAATAGGCATCACAGTACATGGCGAGATGCCCGATGTCGGCCTCATTGATCAGCTCAACACTCAACAATAATTTTGCCAAACGTTTAAATTCCTTTTTAGCTGTTTCATCAAGCCACGACGGCGGGTTCACATGCGCGGCGCTCATTTTCATTTTTTCTTCTTTTTCTGCCCGCCGTTTTAGCTCATTGGTGTTTTTCTTTGCTGGATTGCCCTGGAGCAATTGCAAGCGTGCATTTTTTGCTGGCGTCGGCATATTATCACCACCCTTCGTTTATTTTCAGAAAAAATTGGCTTAGACGACCGGCTAAAAAATATTGATCGGCGGCAATATTGTGGAAGTAGGTGCGCACCGTTTATATGGCGACGGGCTTTTCAATTTTGGAAAGAGGGGGGGCTACCCAATCACCTCGTTGTTTGCGTAAAATTTGAAAATATCTTTTCGCCGCTTCGGTTTTTTCTCACCGCCTGGCTTTTCCGGGTGCTCTTTGTTGTGGCATGCCGGACAAATCGTTTCCAGATTGTCCATGTCCAGCGCCTTTTCCGGTGCATCCTTGAGGGCTTCAATATGGTGCACGATGTTGGCTTGCGTAATAATGCCACGCCTTAGGCACTCCTGGCATAGATAGTGATCACGGATAAGCACAGCCTTCCTGCACCGTCTCCACGCTGATGATGCATAGAATTGTTTTGCTGCTTCGTCTGTTTCAAATCCTTTCATATCAATCCCTCGAGCCATCGTAACTGCTCCTGCGTTATTTCCATTACCCTTCATCTCTCATGGCTTTATCTGCTTCGGCTATTGCCTCGTTCGCTATTCTAATAGCTTTCTGTGCTTGTGTAATAGCTTCTTTCGCATGTGTGATTGCGGCCTTTGTGATTGCGTCGTCCATTTCCTTCACCTGCCCATTGCATACTAAAAGCGCCCATCCATATGGATAGACGCTTGAGGCAGAACCACCAAATGCTGTTTCCGCAGCATTTTTTATTCTTTCGATACTACAATAATATCAGGTTAAAAGACGAATGATCATCACAGTTTCTTTATAAATCATTCGCGTTTTCTTTATTTTGTCTTTGCGAATTTGTTTTATATACTTCGATCCGCATTGCAATGGCGAATTTGTAAAACATCCTTGGCTTAAACTTTGTATAGTAATAGGTTTCTCCCATTCCTAGCTTGTTGTACACTTCATAATCATAAAGTTCTTCCTCTCCCATGTACTTTAGAATAAATGCCTCTCTCTCGCGTGCAGAAAGCCTATTTACGGCTTTTGCGAAACGGGTAAGGTATTCCATCCTCTCACGTTCAAATTCCACCATACGGATTGCTGAGTCCTCTGTGGACGAATGAAAAGCATTTGTATTTGTTGGCGGAATCATGGAATAACTGGCTGTTATCTTTGGCAAAAACTCATCTTCCGTTTGCAGTGAGTAATATCTATATTTTGCAATGGCTTTTTCTACGTTTGCCTGTGTTGCATCTCTATCTATTTCGGGAATGAGTAATGATAATTGATCTACCAATTCAAGCCCTCCCTGTTGTAAAATATAGGTAGCCGAACAAATATTTAACGGACTAGGGAAAGCCTGGTCTTTTTTATTTTACATGTTTAATTCTCTGCGAATATAAACCGGAATAACTCCAAAAAGAAAGTATCCAGTGTAAATGTATAATGGAGATGTGAATTTGCTTCCAACTGTCTTCTTACTGCGCCATTCTTTTTTTACAATCATCTTTTTCACCTCAATATCCGTTTTCTTGCCGTTTGTGATTTTCCTCATTCTTTGCAAAATAGGCATCCTCGACTTGTTCCCATGTGAAGCCGAGATGTCCAACCAGACCAAATATAATACTCCACATCATTACATATTCATCTCTCAGCTCGATGTCTGACCCATTTCTTTTCGTGACAAGATACAAGTATGATGCTTGCGCGAATAGCTCATTGAATTGTTCTATCTTGTTTGCAAACATAACCGGTTCTGGCTCAATTTTTGTCAAATGTAAATCAACTCCAATACTTAATGCAAAATGGACGATATCGACAAGTTCCTTAATAACAAAATTTTCAACACGTTGAACATGTCGGCCATCAGTCAAATGAGCAAACACAAGTACTTCAGTTCGTGGTGTTTGGTCATTGCTCCAATATTTAAACTCTCGAAATTCATTTGCACATTCTCCAATTTCTACAAGCATGGCCAGCATTTTCTTTTGCAACCGATTTTCCCCTTCTTCCACAGGATGCTGTTCGTATATGTGACGGTCCAGTTCCGCCTGTGCTTCAAATAATTTTTGTAAGTTCATTCCTTCATTCCCCTCTCCAGCAATCTTTTTAAATTTAAATTTTCCTTTATCTCCGCCGACAATTTTTTACGCAGTATGGCATTTTCTTTTAGGGCGTATTGCAGGCCGTCCAGCAGCTCCTCGATTTGCATTTGCTGCCAGTCGTAAGCATCGTCTGGGCAGTCATCTAGCGTCTGCCCATATGTTTCATACCCTTTCGAAATACGAGCATTTAGATTTCTAGCAATCATAATCATTATTTTTCCTGCGATATCTGAACCCGCTAATCTTGTCATTTTCTCGCTCCCCTATTCTGAATATTCGTATCTATATATTTCCAAATGGTCAAAATCAAAATTACCGTATCTCATTCTGTCGTAAAGTTTGTTTAATCCGCTTTTTAAATTAATCTTACCGTCAAATACTTTTGCATCGCTTCTATACCTAGAAAGTTGTATCTCTCCCATTTCAGTCGGTTGTTGGTTCCACCCATTATGAGATGTTTTAGCGATTCCCCTACCTTCAAATCCAATAAGATAATCATCATCAATTTTTATAATGTACTTACTCTCTTTCCTCACATTTCCTCGCTCCCCTATACTGGTTTTTGTGAATAAGCGCGTACTCTTGGCCGCTTACCATAATTTTTGTTGGCAGTCCCCGTTTTACCTTAAGCACCGTAACGACAGGCCGATACTTATCACCCTTTTTGCGCGGCTTCATCTTTTCGCACCTCGTGTAAGGCACGTTTTCGGCAGGATGCCTTGTGCAACTAAATCCTTGTCGCGGATCCCATGGCTACTTTTCCAATACTGAAGGGTTCTAAGTTTAATATTTTTGATTCTCGCGATTTCTCTTACTTGCAATCCTTTTTTTCGTAAATTTATATATTCTTCCGTCGTCATGTTTACTTTGCTTCTTCTGCGGTGTTTGCCCATGTACCTAGCATTGTAAATTAGTTTTTTGAATTCTTTGCTTTTAGGATCCATGTCTAATGATTTGGCAATGTCCTTTTCTTCTACTCCTCTTTTAAGTAAATAGTTTAATTCGCTCAGTTTCATATCATATCCTTTCTCCAAAACTTTTATTGTTCTCCATGTATAGATTGCGTTCATTTTTTCACCGCCTTCATCATTTTTGCTGTCCATTGGTTAACCATCTTAACGCCGGCAAATCTTCTTCTTCCGTCAGACGTGTATTCAAAATCCTTCCGCCATTCGCCCATGTTCGTAATAGGGGAAATCAGTTCAAATCCGCGTTTCTGTAAATCCTCCACAGCTTGCTGTATTTCTTTTTCCGTCCGTCTGTGTATCGTTACCGGATACATATCATTTCGCCCTCACTTTCGGTATTTCGCTTCCGCCCAGCCTTTTGCAATCCATCCCGTGCCGGCTGGCGCAAACTTTATACAGGGAACAGCGTGTCAAGCACACCATTTCCCTATCTTCCTTTATCATCCACGGCTTGCGATCATCTGCCAAAATTACTTTGTTGTTCAAAGGCATCACCTCTTTTTATAGTTTTGTACGCTTTTTCCAATTCGCTTAAAGATAGCTCATACAGCTGCCGACCATCCGGATGCTTAAAATATCCCATCTTCAGCAATTTTTCTTTTAGTTCGTCTTTCTTCCGTTCAAATTCCACCTTTTGCTACCTCTTTCATGTGCTCATATTTCCTTTTTAAAATCTGGATCATTTCCAGCGTGCTGGTGTAGGCATTTCTCCATCTTTGCGCTTCTGCTTCCGCCAGTGCTTCATTTCGTCTTGCTTCTGCACCGATCACTTCCGCAGCTGCTTCTTTTTCTTTGGCTGTTTTGTACGCCACACCATCCAACTCAGCGCCGTAAACAATGGCGCTTGCGATTGTTTCCCGCCTTTTGGCTTCTGCCAGCTTCCAGGCTTTTACGGATTCGGCGTGGAGACCGCCAATGATCTCCAGTACCTGACCATAGAGGGAAAGCTTGTCCATTAATTCTTTTGGTAGTTCTTCGTTTAACTCATTCGCCTGCTTATATAGTTGCGAAAGTTTTTCGGTTCGATTCATAGTAATCTTTCCCAATTATTTCCAATGTATCGGATCAACACAGATTCTAAAATATCTGTTCCATTCCCAAAACTTTGCATACTGCCAAACCTGGCACCACAGCTTTCGCATTTTACTGCGATTAGGATTTTCTGATTTTTAAAAGTATCGTTTGTAAAAATTCCATTGAAGTGATACGCATAACTTCCGCAACTCGGGCACGTAAATGTTCCGATTTCCTGGTCTAAAATCTGGATTTCACTTGCCACGTTTTTCATCTCGCTTTCTCTTTTTATATTCATCCATTGTGATCCATCCGCCATATTTTTTTACATACTTTACAACGGTTAATGTGTATGGATAACGCTTTTCAAATAACTTTCGTTTTAGCCTAAATTCCGGCGTTTCATAGCCTTTTACGTCCACGATTTCAATTGTCCCGTCATTGTGGATAATCTTAAAATCCGCCCGGTACTCTATTTTCCTGAAAGTCTTGCCATTCTTTTTGAAGCTATCTTGCAGTAAAAATACCGGTTGCCTCTCAAACGCCCGTATTTTCCCTGTGCGCCGTTTTTCTTCAAGCATGATGAAATAGTCGGCTTCAAGCTTAGAATCGAAATTTACCCCATCTACGGACGTCCTATGGGCATTATACTTCGTCAATCTTTTCTACCTTCTCCCGATATAATTCTTTCAGTTCTTCATCCGACAAGTTTTCTAAAAACTCGCGGTTGTAATTAGTCAACATCTCAATTTGAAAGCACATCATTTCCCTATCCATCATCAGAATGGCAGATCCTCCTCATTAATATCTATCGTCTCACTTCCGGGCTGAAATGGATCCGACGGGTCCGACGTATACCGTGGTTCTTTCTTCTTTTGCTCCTGCTGTTTTGGCTCTAAGAATGAAACCTGGTCGGCAACAACTTCCGTCACATACACCCGTCGCCCATCCTGGCCTTCATAGTTTCGCGTTTGGATGCGGCCGTCCACGCCTGCAAGCGATCCCTTATTTAAATAGTTTGCGACGTTTTCCGCCGTTTTCCGCCAGGCGACAACATTTATAAAATCTGCTTGTTGCTCGCCGTTGTTTTTAAATGGCCGGTTAACAGCCAAGGTAAAATTCACAACTGCCACCCCGTTTTGCGTATATTTAAGTTCAGGATCGGCTGTTAATCTTCCCACTAAAATTGTTCTGTTCATCATGTTTCTCTTCTCCCTCCATAAATTTTTCAAATTCTTCATCCGTTGTATTCGGGATCAGGCCGGCTTTGAATAGATCATATTTGTCTGCCCAAAACCATGGGCCATATAGCTTTTCGTGCAGTTTTTCCAACTCTTTTCGCAGCTGCTCATTTTGGTGCGGGCTGTATTTCCCGCGGTGATGCTCCGCGCACAAAAACCGTATGTTTCGCCATCTCCCGCGGCCGCCGGCAGATTTAAAGCGTACATGGTGCGCTTCCAGGTTTTCGGTCGTTCCGCATATAAAACAAGATGCACCGTGTTTTTGTAAAGCCTGGTTATACTGTTCCTTTGTGATTTTCCCGCGCACCGACGCCATCGGGACCCGCCGGCCCTTTATTGTTTCGTCTTTCTTTTTGCGTCCTTTCCGCGGCTTTTTCCCAAGCTGTCGCTCTTTTGGATATGGCCTGTATTTAAATTCCATAGGCCATATTCCTTTCATAAATAAACGCCAGGGATGGGAATTTATTGTGCTCTTTGCGTAGGCTCCGGAATGTCACGTATTCTTTCCCGCGCAAAAGGCCAAAATCAATATCATATTCATAACAATTTACCGGATCACGGTTAAACTTGGACCGAAAAAACATCATGGCATCCTGTTTGGTTTCGGCGAAAATAAAAGCAAATTGGTTTTTGTTTAACTTTAGCGAGTATATTTTCACCTTGTTAACTCCCAAGATGTTCTTTTCATAAGACTGCCGGAATTTTTCCTGATCAATTTCTGCCCGGAAAATCTTACTCGCGTCGTCATCCAAATTGATTTTTCCGTCAGACAGCAGGCAATGAATGTAATGGGCCATAAATGGTTCTTCATAACGGATCGCATCCTGGTATACATCCCTAACCTTCATCTGCGATCACCCCCGTAAACTCGTTGTATCGTGCTAAAACTGTACCGACAGGGCCATTTCTTTGTTTTGCCAATATGATCTCGAGCGTATCGTCATTAATTTCCTTCTTGTAATACTTTTCGCGGTAAAGAAATATGATTAAATCAGCGTCCTGTTCTACGCTCCCAGACTCCCGAATATCGCTCATCATTGGTCGTTTGTTGTTCCTGGTTTCAACCGCCCGGGATAGCTGTGCTAAACAGATAACCGGTATGTTAAATTCTTTTGCCATGTTTTTAAGATTTTTCGAGATTTCCGTAACCTGTTGATGTGCATTCCCGCCGTAAAACTGTTCCGGCCGGATAAGCGTTAAATAGTCAATAAAGATAATTGGCTTTCTGTCGGGAAACTTGTGCATTAGTTTCCTTATTTTTGCCCGCATCTCCGCGATTGTTTGTCCAGCCTTATCGAATATTTGGATGTTTGTATCTCCTACTTTGCCGATAATAGCCGGCCAATTTTTTTTCTGGGCATCGGTTAAGGCGGACAGATTATTCATCTTCAGACGGTTTATACGGCCCGTAGAAGCTATTAGTCTATTGGTTATGCTTTCTTTTGACATCTCGAGCGAAAATATAATCGGCAAGTTCCCGGACCATCCAGCCTGCTTTGCAAAGTGCAGCATTACGTCCGTTTTGCCCATGCTCGGCCTAGCCGCTATAATTGTCAACTCACCATCTTGAAAACCGTTTGTCATTTTGTTTAGGTTGGTAAGTCCTGTTGTTACGCCTTTTTTCTCTTTTTCTTCTTGCCATGGTGCTTCATACATCTTTACCAGGGCATCCGTTATAGGCGTATAATCGTCTATTTGCTGCTCGTTTATGGCGTCCAGGCTGGATATTACTTTTCTAATATCCCAATCTTCTTCGCGTGCAACCGTTAGGATGTTTGTTTTCTCACGGTTCTTCCATGCCTCTATGACAAGCTGTTCGTATTCTTCGTATTTTTCCGGGTTAGCATAGCTTTCTATTTCATTTAGATACGACACGCCACCGAATGTTTCGGGATCCGCTAAAGTGGTTAATGTTATGACGTCGACGCTTTTTCCTTTACTATGTAAATCCTTCATGATGTTGAATAAGCATCGGTTTCTATCGTCTTGAAACTGATCCGGCTTAACTGCCGTATCCGCGATCAGATAGTTTTCTTTCAGAAAGCTTCCTAAGAGTGCTTTTTCGGCTAACATTAATCCTCACCAGCATTGATGTCGTATTCAAATTCTTTCGGGCGGGTAGGAGTATTTGAGTCGCCAGTAACATAATCTTGATTTAGATAGCTTTCAAATTTTGTTCCGAACAATGTTTCTGGTCTAAGATATTGATTCATTTTCGTATCATGCAGCCATTCAGCTGTTTTTTTGTCTATAACAGTCTGAAAATCTTTTAACCTAAAACCTTCATTCCACCTTGCTTTAATAAGTCTTTGTGTAGCTTTTGTATTTGGGCGGAAATTTTTATGGGCCGCATCGTTGAGATAGGTGACTATCTCAACATAAGGTATATTATTTGTATTATTAATAGATGTATTATTATCTTTTGCGTTTTCGCATATAGGGGTATATTCGTTTTCACAAATACCCCCTTTGTGTTTTCGCAAATAGGCATATCTGTTTTTGATGATACGTTTCTCGATTTGTCGGCTTCCTTTTTTGTATTTAATCTCTGTCGTAATAAAGCCTTTCTTTTCCAAACTACTTATTAAAATGCTTATTCTGTTTTTGCTTAATCCGAAAAATTCCGCGAAATAGCCATTACTTGCCCAACATCCATCACCATTGTCTAAACTGTCGATTTCAACCAGCAGCACCTTTTCCACTAAGCTTAGATTTTTATTCAACCAGATTTCTTTAGGTATCCACACTCCTTTAAATGCCCTCTGCATTTTTTTCACTCCTAACTTTCAATAAAGATTTCAATTCTTTTTCTGGTAGATTAATCTTTATTTGCTTTTTGTGGAAATGAAATTCGTGGTGACAGTTTGGACAAATATTAACCACTTTTGTTCCGCCTTTTGACTTTGGTATTGGGTAATGATGTTTATGCAAAACGCTTGTATGAACGCCGCACCATTCGCATATTTCATCTCCAAACCCAAGCCCTTTCATGTTTTTACTTTTCAACTTTTCGACAATGTCTTTTTCGTCTACGAGTGTTATATAACCTCGATTGACTAACTGATTCATCCACTTATATACTGATTTTATGCTGACGCCATATAGCTTTGAAAAATGATTATTAGTTTCCCGACAATATCCTTTTCTATTACAAATCGCCACAATCTCGCCATACAGCAGCTTTGCACCCGGGTTTAAATCTTTGTCGTACCGCACATTCGCCGGAATGATAGCATAATAGTTTCTGTGCATATTTTTTCACCTTCTATGCTCCCTGTTTCTCCGTTGCCGCTTTTAGCCACTTGTCCAACTTCTTAATGGCTTCTGTTGCTTGCCTGCTGGTCAGTTCTTCAAATTTCGTGATTTTTAAAGCTTCATAGACTTTTTCCGGCGGCTGGTTGCGTGCCTGCGCGAATTGCAGGGCTTTTGTTTTTATCTCACCAATCTGTTCCGGCGTTACCATTTCATTTTGTTGTAACTTTGCATTTTCCACTTCTTCCTTGCTGGCGATACTTTTTTTGATTTCAAATCCCATTAATGCTAAAGCACGCCCAACCGCTGATGTTTCACAATTTTCAAGAGCAGAGGTTTTGTTTATGAACGTGCTGCCTTCCTTTTCATAAGCAAATCCGTTTGCACTTGGAATATTGTCTGTCAGATTTTTATAGATGCTTGCTTTCATAACGATAACGCCGTTTTCCCAGCTAATAATTTCTGTTTCAATCCTGCCGTCCGGATATTTTTCCCAAAATTTTTCTACTCGAACATTTACTTCCACATAGTCTTTTAATGCTTCTTTTCTGTTAGCTTGCTGTTGAGCCATTATTCACTCACCTCGATGGTAAAGGATGTTTGTTCCGGCTTAATTGCAACCCCTGGAACGTACATACCTGTTGACGTATCGACAACAACCGCTTTCCCATCAACTTCTGCTATTTTCAAATTCTTTTTCAGATCTCCCCATTTAACCGATTTTTTTATAAACTCGTCCAGACCGTTTTCTACAACATATTCAAGCAACTGATTTTCGTCCTGTTTTTCCGGCGCTGGCTTGCTTGTCCGACTTTTCGACTTTCCAAACGGCGTAGACAGTGTCTTTGCCTTTGGGTTTTCTTCCAGCTGCTTGGCATGGTACCGCTGGATCAGGTTTTCGAAAAATTCCATATCACCCTGGATGGATTTCTTTTGCTCCGCTTCCCAGTCGTCGATCCGTTGCCGTTCCTGCTGTGCAATCTTTGCAATCTCCGCTTCTTTTGCCTTATAAGCCGCAAGTTTGCGGAATGCCCAGGTCAGGCTTTCCAGATTCGTTATTTCAAAGTGTTGCCGTTCTTCCGCCGGCTGTTCTTCCCATTCTTGTAATTCGGCTTGCTGGAGTTCGTTCATTGTCTGTTCCCCTTTCAAAATTTATTTGACTGTTGTAAACTATCATCAAAGTTTACTTTCTTTGCTCCTGTTCCAGCAGGGGCATTTTATTTTGCAATCTCGCTTTTCGCTCCCATATAATGAAGGATCGCAATTGCATCGCGGGATAGTTCTTCCTTGAGAAAAAAATCATCATCGAGAGTCATGATTTCTTCGCCTTCGGAAACTTCATTTCCAAAAAAATCAAAGCCATAAAATTTAGGCTCGCGATCCGGGTAACCTGTGCGGATCGCCCGGCGAATGTCTGGATGCTCGATCATTTCGTTTCCTCCTCAAAAAAAGCTGTGACATAAAAATCTTCTTCCTTCACTTCAACCCAGTGTGCCTCTTCGCCGCGACCGTACTTCCCATTACATCCGCATACTTCCCGGATTGCTTCGGCCGCCTCATGTTGTGTTTTGGGATCATGAAGAGAAATCCTGATTGTAGCGCCTTTCTCGAGCGCCTTTTTTACGATTTCAAGCTTCTGTTCGTTCGTCATCTGTGTTCACCCCCTTTCAAGTCCCGGGCATACGCCATAAGCAAAATCGCTTTTTGCTCCGGCGTAAGCCTCGTCCAGGCGCCGGCTTTAATTTTCATTTAAAATTCTCCTTTCTTTATCGCCTTCTCTGCTAAAATGGAATTGTCTGGCCGGACAATCTTTTTAGAAAGAAGGTGAAAATATGGATAACGTTATAAATCTCTCGTACGAATATAGACAGGTTACAGGTAACTTTGAAATCTTGACTCCATTTGTGAAAGATTTTTCGGAAATTCAAAATATCATTATCGAGCAAAAAGACTCTTTCATTAAACGATTATCAATCTATCCGCAGAATTTTATCGTTTACATTGAACAGTCAGCACATGACATGGTTTTTCGAACTAACAAACCGTTAAGAGATAACGGAGATGGCACATACGATGTTATTCTTTAGTCGCATAGATGCCAGTTTTATTGATTACAACTTTGCTATTGCCAACTTTTAGCACAGTTTCATTCTCACCATTTACAATTGTTGAAGACTGTTCAGCCTCTGTTGCCGCAGGGGCTGGATCCGTTTTTTCTGTATCTTCTTCCACAACTTCATAGCCGAGAATTGTAAGTGCGACTTTAATACCACTTAAAAAACCGCTTCTATACTCGCTCATTTCGTCCGAATACTCGACAAAGTTACGCATTAAAGAAGATTTTTCCGTTTCGGTTAATGCTGCGGCGTTGTTTACGAATGGTACCAGTTTGTATTTAGGCATGCTTGGAACCTCCTTTAAAAATTTGAGCGAAATTTTTAATTAAAAACTCTTCCATACGATCAGCAATAAAGCACCATTTGTCTCCGCGAGATTGTGGATAATATACCGGTCCACCGTTTTCTAAGTCCAAAATCTTTTTGTATTCCGGGCGGAGTAAAATTTTTTCTTTCAGCCAAACGTGACTGCGACCGGTGCGCTCTACAAGGTCCTTCATCGACCACCAGACTTTTTCTTCTGGTTTCACGATGCCTCACCTTCCTGGTCGCGCTCGATGATTGGCAAAATGCCTTCATTTTTCAACAGCTCGTAAATAAACAATCTGCCTTTCTGCGTCCATTTGGTGCTCACTCGTGCTTTATCAGCGTCGATCACATGAGTAGTTGTTTGCGTGTACCCTTTGTCCTGGTACTTCGCATACAGCAGCCAAATATCTCCTTGCTTATATTGGACGCCGAGTTCATGCAGTTTTTTGTTCATCGCCATTCCGCTCATGCCGTAATCCTTGGCGATTTTGGTGATGGATAGCAGCGATTTATTTTGCAAAATCATGTCGTAGTAAGATGCTTTTGGCTGCAGCTCGTTCACCTGCTGGGTAAGCACAAGATTTTCGGTTTTAAGCTTTTGCTTTTCTTTCTGTTCCTCGATCCATTTTTTCGCTCGCTCGATCGGATCATCGATCATGTAGGATGGCTTGTTCATTTCTGCCAACTGCTCACGCATCCGTTTAAATTCTTGGATGAAACGTATCTTCATCCGAACCGCTTCTTTCGTGTTGTAGCTCATTGCAACAAGAACAAATGCTTCTTCTGTCAAATCAAACTTAGGCATTTGTTTGTTTTGAGAGTTCGTATAAGTGGACTCGTAAAAATTTACGCGTCCGAAATCCGGACCAGCATATTCAATTTGTTTTCTGATGTCCTTTAAAACATTTCCGTGATCCTTACCAAAAACTTCAGCGATCGTCAAACTGTCAGTTACCGGCTGGTTATTGTGGATGAAAACAAGTTCTCCCACGTAAAAGCTCCTCCTTAATTTGCGATTTTGAATTCATCTCTCGCTTTATCGCTAAAAGCGATATTGTTATCAAAAAAAATATAATCAATCGGGATGCAGTACAATTCCGACATTTTTTTCATGTACTTATAAGAAACTTTGGAAGGATCCTTTTCCCAATTGACTAGTGTTGCACGCGTAATTCCAAGCCTTTTTGCTGCTTCCTCCTGTGTCAGACCAAGTCTAACGCGCAGTGCCGGGAGCGTCATTTTTAAATACGTTGGAATTCTTTCCATCATTTCCCCTCCTTTCTATGTCTCTATTATATATCGCTTTTTGCGATATTGCAACAAAAAAATTTCTTTTAGCGATATTTTTTTTGCATGATGTATTGTATTATCGCAAAAAGCATATATAATTGGAAATAAAGGGGGTGATAATAATGACAGGAAAAGACGTGAAAGAAATATTCGCGGAAAACTTAAAAAGATACAGAGAAAGAAGTGATAAAACCACAAATGAATTAGCTGAAGCACTTGGCGTTGCTCAATCAACTATATCAGACTGGGAAAATGCTAAGAAAATGCCAAGGGCCGGAGCAATTGAAAAAATCAGCGAGTATTTCAATATTAACAAATCTGATTTGCTTTTAGATAAGAACGAAATGCTAGAAGAAAGAAAATCAGGAATAGCTATGCTTCCTATTGTTGCGAAAATTTCTTGCGGAAATGGCGTTATTGCTTACGAAAATATAGAAGGTTACGTCGCAACGCCGCGCGAGTGGCTAAATGGCGGAGAATATATTTACGTTAGAGCAAAAGGCGATAGTATGATTAATGCTCGTATAATGGATGGCGATTTGCTCTTAATTCGCAGGCAAGAAGAAGTAGAAAACGGAGAAATTGCCGCTGTCCTTGTGGATGATGAAGCATTGCTAAAAAGAGTTTATAAAACTGATAATGCTTTAATTTTGCAAAGTGAGAATCCACACTATCAGCCAATTGTATTAGATGAAAATCATAACGTTAGAATAATAGGGAAGCTGAAAAGAAATGTGATTGAGTATTAAATTTTTAGCGCTAGAAATTTAATCAGGCGGGTAGCTCCCGCCTATTTCAATATTGGAGGGTGGTAAAATGGCGAGCATACAAAAGTTAGGCAATGGCTGGCGCTATCGTGTGTCTTATAAGGATGCTGGGAAATTTAAGACAAAGACAAAAGGGGGATTTAGGACAAAGAAGGAATGCGAAATTGCAGCTGCTGAATTAGAAAAAAAGCTGCATGTTGGCATGGACATTTCGGCCGGCGACAGGCTCTTTGCAGAATACATGCGGACATGGTTTGAACTTTACCAAAATGGCAAGCATAGCCCGGAGCATGACCGCAATATAGAACGGTCAGTAAAGCTTGTGGAGGAACACTTCCCCGGCGTGAAAATGAAGGAATTGACTAGGGAAATGTACCAAAAATTTATAAATGAAATATCTCCTAAGTATGCCACGGACACGGTTAAAAAACGGCACACCTATATTAAGGCGTGTTTGCAGGAAGCGATACAGGAAGGGATCATTTTTAAGGATCCGACGTATAAGGTAATTATCAAAGGCAAAAAGGATACGAAAAATGAGGAATTAAAGTACCTGAATTTTAGTGAAGTCCAAAAGCTTGTTGTTGAAACTAAGAAGAATTTACAACCACGGTACATTTCCCGGTATGTCATTTTATTCGCAATTGCTACTGGCGCCCGTTTTAGCGAGATAATGGGGCTTACATGGGATTGTGTGGACTTTAAAAAACGGACAGTAACAATAAACAAAACTTGGGACTTTAAGGACATGAACGATTTCAGCGATACGAAAAACTATGCATCCAAACGCACGATCACAATAGATAAAGAAACTATGGACATGCTGCAAACTTTAAAATCTGAACAAAATAAGAAAGCTTTGCAGACAGGATTGCGAAATAAGAAAAATCTCGTGTTTGTTAACACAAAGATGCAACTGGTATCCAATAACGCGGTTAACAAGACGTTACGGACGCTTTGCAAGGCAGCAAAGGTTAAAGAGATTACCTGCCACGGTTTGCGCCATACGCACGCTTCTATGCTCTTATACAAGGGTGTTAACATTAAATATATATCCCGCAGGCTTGGCCATAAGGATATTGTGACAACCTTGCAAACATATTCGCACGTTTTGGATGAGATGGAGCAGACTGAATCGCGGGTTGTGGATGACACAATGGAGGAGCTTTTTCGTGCAAAATCCGTGCAAAAAAATCTTTAAAACACTTATATTTTTTTACAAACCGGACAATAAAAAAATGACCGCAAATGCAGTCATATCAAGGGATTCAGCCATTTTATTTTCAATCCTTTACAACCCAAAAACGCCCTCGGCAGGAATCGAACTTATAGTACAAAAAGCTTGATATATAAAGCTTTAGAAGCATTTTAAAAAACATTGATGCAAAATAAATGCAAAATTATTTTGCCTGTGCAAAAGTGAGCACCTGGGCATTCATCCCGGCCAGCCACTTTTGCAGTTTTTCTTTTCTGTGGGTGGTCGTGGTAAAATTATTTATCAAATAAAAAAATAATGTGTTTTTTATGTAAGGGAATTATGTTATCATAATACCGTAAATTATTACATATAGGGGGAATTAGAGTGGCTAAAGAAGGAAAAACTAAAAAACCATTTTATAAGAAATGGTGGTTCTGGGTGATTGTTGTAATTATTGTCGCTGGGGCTATAGGTTCGAATGGCGGGGGNGACGATTCTGCAAAAGATTCTAAGGATAGCAAGAGTACTACTGCTTCCTCGCCTAAAAAAGCTGCATCCAAGAAAGAATATAAAATTGGCGATACTGTTAAAGTTGGTGACATGCAGTACAAGGTTACAAAAACCTCAACCGCTAAAAAGGTTGGCCCATCAGCATTACAGGAAACGGCAAACGGTACATTCTTAGTCATAGATTTGAATGTAAAGAATAACGGGAATGAAGCCGTAACGGTTGACTCGAGTTTTTTCAATCTAAAACTAGGGTCTAAGACATATAAAGCTGATGATGATGCAAGCATGTCAGCAAACCAAAAAGAAGATGGATCTATTGATAACAGCTTTTTCATGCAGGATTTAAACCCAGGATCAGAAATGAGCGGCAGAATTGTTTTTGATGTGCCCGAAGATGTCGCCAATTCTTCTGATCTAAAAGTACAAGTCCAAACGGGCGCTTTTGGTACGGAAACAGAAAACATCAATTTAAAATAAGCGTTTTCCTCCTCGATTATGGGGAGGATTTTTATAAATAAAAAAGGAGCAGGCAAAGCCCTGCTCTATTTTTGTGCAGGCATAGGGGGGATTTTTTACAAATACATGGACAATTGGGAACGCCTGCTAACAAAATTATAAGAAAATTGGCTTATTTTGTCTATAGGCCTCGAAAAAATTTTTTGGGATTTTTTGGCGGGATCACTTTTTTCAAAAACCAATAAAAAAATTCAAAAAACGTATTGACAATGTACATACAAAATGATACAATGAAATCAAGATAAGGAAAGGAGATAAGAGAAATGAACGTTATGAAACGGGCTTGGGAGATTGCTAAAGCAGGGCAACGTAAATTTGGCGGAAAGGTAAAGGAATACTTTGCAGAATCTCTCCGGCTCGCATGGAAGGAGGCAAAAGAAGCAAAAGAAATTACGGTGGAAGATGTTGAAACCTACATCAATTCCGTAATGAAGAGCGATTCCTATTCCGTTAACTACTGGGCAAAATACGGGAAGGAACGCTTATACGTAAATTACTATACAGGATCCGGATACCGTAAAGAACAAGGGTTTCTTGAATTGCAAAACGGTGTTATTGTGGCACAAGAACGTGGCGCATATACACCGGTAACAAAAGCGTTTTGGAGATTTAAAGGCGCTAAAATTAATGCATAAAAATTAGGAGGAAACAAAAATGAAAATTGTGTATAAAGAAACGTCTTATTCCGAAACTGTTTACCCGGAGCTTGTAAAGGGGACACCAAAAGCTGCCGAGGCATTTGCGATTGTCGAACATGCCGTTAAGGAAGATTACATATTCAGCCTTGGAGAGGTTTTACCGTCAACCACTTTCGACAACAGCGAATCTAGACTACAAACAGATTATAAAACGGTTGGAACATGGGAAGTAGATGAAGATGAGTTTCTGGCGGCTGCCGATAAAATAAAGGAAATAATAGCAGAACGTAATAACAAACGAAAGAATCGCGCGGAAGCATACGAAATGTACCGGGAAATGCGAAAAACTTTTAAACCGCTGGGCATTAAGGTGTGGGAAGCGAAGGACGCCGCAAAAACTTGGGGCATATCGGTGGAAGAGATAGACGGCGCCGATTATCCGGATGGCCATTTTAAAAGTAACGGCGCCTATACGTTTATATCAGAAGCTGCGCTTACGGAAAAATTCGGGAAACCGGAAAAATAGAAAAGAGAGCGGATTTATGTTCGCTCCCTCTTCCCTTACATCTCATGTTACGGTTCAATAAAAAATAGCACAGGTTAATTAATTAAAAAGATACTATTTAAATACACCCTGTGTTATGGTTCATGGACTAATTATAATCACAAACTTTTATCATGTCAATGCGCATGTTGTGTCCATCTTTTTGGTTATGGGAGGTATGAAAGTGAAACGTACGAGGCAATACAGGATTGATCAGGACCTTCTTGATCGGTTCGACCGCGTAAATGAAGCACTGATGCAAAACAAGAGTGAAGTCATCCGACAATTGATGAGGAAATATGTAGAGGAAAAAGAGGAGGAGTTGAAAGTGAAAGTTAAAGAAATCATTGAAATACGTGATAATTTCCCAAATGACGACGAAGCGTATACCGTCGGGAAAGCCGAAAATGGAAAATACTTTTTCGCTTGGGGGCCGGAATATCCGTATGCGGACGAAGTGCCGGGGTACAACATCCCGGACGGAGAAAGTGGAATAAGCTGGCATGCCACGGAAAAACAGGCCATGACGGAGATGAAAGAAACAGCGGAAACTTGGAAAACTGAATAGAAGCGAAATAGGCATATGGCTTTCACGCCATGCCTCCGGTATATTTCCTTCATGAAATGTGTCGGAGATGTGGCGTGAAAAAAA